ATGAAACTACACCTTGAGTTGTAACAAGACCACCGCCACCAACAAGTGTCGCTATCGCTGTCATTTCGGCATTGTCCCTTAATACATCAACCCAACTAGGTCCTTGATAGGTTGGGTCATCTTTTAGGTTCCAAGCTATATTCAGTTCATTTTTTACACCTCTGACAGCTTTGTTTGTTTCTTGTAAAAAAGTATTTAATTGTTCTCCCCCTAATTCTGTTCCTAAACTTGCAAGACCGTTCAAAGCTACATTTTTAAATTTATCTTTGTTCATTTTTCTGAATGCGGTAAGACCTTTTGTTACAAAAGGCAAAGGAATCAATTCAGTACCAATTTCAAAAGCGGCAGACAAACCTGCTGCATCAAGAGCTTCTCTATGAGTCAAACCACTTTGCAAGGATTCTCTATAGGTTCCAGAGCCTTCTAACAAACCGAAAACAGGTAACATCCCATATACAAAACTCGGATTTTTAGTTGCTATAGTTGCTAACATTGCAGGAGCCATCAGAGAAAAAGATGTAACTCCTGAAGCAGCAGCGGAACCTCTTTTCCCTAAACCATGAGATTCATAAATATCTTTTATATATTTTTCTCTTTCTTTTATTCTTGTTTCGAGCTTGTCGTAATCTTGTGTAAAGCTCTCTATAATTTCTGCTTTTTTTTCTATGGGAGTATTGTTCCAAGTTTCTTCTTGAAATTTTCTGTATTCGTCTTTTTTAACAGCAAGTTCAATATCAGAAAAAATAAAAGGATTTGGAGAAATAAATCCGCTTGGCGGCTCAGTTCTACCTGTTGCAACTTCGACTTGTTCTGCAATCATTCCTTGTCTCATAGTGTCAAAAGCGTTTGCAACAGTAGGAAAAGTAGATTTCAAACCTGCTGGTACTACATCTGTAAAAAATCCTGTAAAAGAATCATAAAGACTTGAAAGGTCTGACTTAAGTTTTTCTGGGTCAGGCAATGATTCTGAACTGATTGTAGATAAAGCAGGGATTGCTGCTGGTTCAAACAAAGAAGGTCCTTTGAAAGTCTTTCTAATTTCTAAATCTTTAGAAATAGAATTTAAAGCATCTGCTGATAAAGAAGGTCTTTGCTCTTTATCAAGCTCTTCAGATGTAGGAGTTTCTGCTAAAGTTTGTAAAAGAGGCTCTTGTTTTTTTTCTTCTTCCTCTTCTTCAAGAATGCCTGTATTCGGCTGTATCTCAGCTAAAATATCGTTAAGTTCTTTCTGTGTAGCCATCTAGCTACCTCAATGATTTTTGTAATAAAAATAAAATTTCTTTATCTTGTAAATCTATATTTCTTGCGTTTGCCACATTTTTTATAGTAGCAATTTCACCATCAAGAAAATCTTTACCATATTTGTTTTCTAACTCTTGGATAGCAGCAGCAAAATTGCCTGAAGATATATCAAAGGTTTCGGCTCCTTTCCTAAATGTCAAAGTATCTGTTTGTGGAATGTCAGGAAAGCCTCTAGGAGTTACTTCTTGTCCTGCCATCAGGTCTGCTCTAATATCAGCCTTACTTGGAAAAGTATTCATGTAAGCATTAAAAATTGAAGATTCTTCCAAACTACCTGTCCATATTTTTAAGCCTTGTTCACGAAGGCTTTTATTAGGATGGTCCTCAACAAATTGCATAAATTGATTTCTTTTTGGACCTAATATTTCTAGGACTTTTTTTAACTCTTGAGCTGTAATTTTGCTATCTTCATTTCGTTTGTATCTGTCCAAAAGTCTTAAACCGCCTTTTGCTATAAAAGCTTCTCTGTTTGCCTCATAACTCTCAGCAAAAAAATCTGAAGCTTTTACATTAATGTCAGCTATATCTTTAGGGTCAAGCACATTTGCTCTGCGAAAAGAATTATCTTTTGCTTCTGAAACAAATCTAAATATTTCTGAATTACCTGTCTGTAAAATAGCATTTACAAGTTGTGTGCTGCTTCCCGCAAAATCAATCATGTCTTTTACAGAGACTTGTACAGCATCACCCTTATTAGCGTTGGTTTGTTTAATTATGTCAGTAGAAATATCTGGCATAAAACTATTAAACTCTCTTGTAGATTTATTTTCTGCTTGTTCTTTACTCTCTCCTGCGGCAATAGATTTATCATAAATGTCTTGATTTCTTACTTTAAAAGTACCTCTTACTATTACAGACTCAGCGTTTTCGGATAGCTCAGTATCTGCTAAATTAACATTAACATCTAAAATTTTGCCGCTAAAATTCCCATCTTCACTTACAAACTCTTTACCAAAATAGTTTGTTGTTTTTGGTTTGAAAATTTCATTCAAAGAATCTGTGTTTTGTTGTAAAGCTTCCAAACCTTCTGGGTTGCCGTTTTGCAAAAGAGTCAAAGCTTCTCTTGAGTCTTTCAAAGCTTTTACATAAGTTGGAGAAATGGTTTCATATAGGTCGAGCCCTTTCTCACTAACTTGGTCTAAATATTCTGCACCAATATTTACTGCTACATCATAAGTTGTGGTTCCTCTTTCTAAGTTTCCACTTTCTATTCTTTGAGCAGTATCTTCTAAAAAAGAAAAAGCATCTGACAAAATAGCTCTATCTATCTGTATGTTTGACATTTGTGCGGTTCTTTCTGAATTTTCAAAAGTCAGTTGTTTTATGTCAGCGGCATAATTTTTTTCTTTTATATCAGCAAAAGTTTCTGTTTCTAATGTTGTAGCATCTCCGCTTTCTACTGATTCTTGCAAGTCTGCAAATGGAGTTTGTGCTATCTCTAGCTTTTCTTTATCTAATTCATCTTCAGCTACATTTCTTGTGTATCTTCCAGCATACATCATAGTACGCATTGCACTATCAAATCCTGAAGAAAAACCTGTAGCCATCTAACTAAAAAGCTCCCCAAGCAAATAACCACCTACCAAACCAATAACGGCTCCGACAGGACCACCAACAGCACCTCCCGCAATAGCCCCGCTTGACCCAGCCATAAAACCTATAGCGGCACCTGTTCCTGCAAGTGTACCTTTTGTTTGTGCTTCAGCCATTTGTCGTTGTTGTTGTAAAGCTTCGTTTGCCATTTCTTGTTCTGCTTCTAATTTAGCAGACTCAGTAAGAGCTCTCATTGCTTGTTCTTTTTGAACTCTTCCTACTCCTATTAATCCTTTAGCCATATTTATCCCGTTGTTGAAATTCTTTGTTGTGCGATACTACCAAGTCCGCCTGATAAAATTTGTAATCTTCTTTCTTCTGCTCTCATTCTAGCAAAGTTTCTTGCTGCAACAATTGCACCTGTCTCCTCACGGTCAAGAGCTACATTTGTAGTCCCATCAACATTCATTCCAAAACCTGCCCTTCTTCTTTGTTCTTGTCCTCTAATATTTGCAAATGTTCTTGCCGCTGTTCTTTGGGCTCGATTTATTTCTGCTTGTTGCTGTTCAGCAAAACCTTCTTGCATGTCAAACATAAGCCTTTGCTCAACAGGAAAAAATCTTTGTAAATAATCTTGAAATTCTGCATCGTATAATCTTGCAAGAGTTTCTTGAGCTCCAAAGTCTCCTTCTGTAGTCGGGTCTACAAAAATACTTGCAAATGGGTCTGGATAAAATCCATCATTATTTCCAGCGGGAGAATTCGAATTCATGCTGCCTGTTGGAAAAACAGTAGGAAAGCCACCAGCCAATCCTATGTCGCCATAGCCTTGTGCTAAACCGTTGCTCATGCAGTATCAGAGCCTCCTGAAGTACTAAATCCTCCTGATGCCATGTATAAACCAGCTCCTGTGCCAACAGCTGTGCCTAATAATTGTTGTCTAGCTAAATAATCTGTGGCTGCAGTTTTAGCTTCTGATTTTGCTCTTTCTAAAGCTAAAGTTGCTACATCGCCTAATCCAGCTATAGCCTGTCCTGCTTGTCCTTGCCCCATCTGTATAACATTTTGCATTCCCTGATACATTCTATCTACTTGAGCTGATTGGGCTTCTGCACCGCCAAGAGCTCCTCCTCTTGCAGATGATGTTAATAAGTTTTGAATGTTTCCTCGATATTGACCGCTAGTTGGGTCCATACCCCTTGCAAAAGCTTCAGCTTGAATACCTTTTCTTGTAGCTTGATATTCTGGCTGTTGCAAAGCATTAATAAACGCATCAACGCTTTCAAAAGAAGAATCATCTCCCAAACTAAACACATCTGTTATATATTGATTTTCAAGCGGAACAAAATATTTTTGATAAAGATTAAATCTTTTAGCAGCAAGTTCTGCTAATTTTTTTTGAGCCGCTGTATCTTTTACTGAGGCTGGACCGCCTCCACCGCCACCGCACATATTAAATCCTCTTCTTTGTTATGAATCCAACGTCTGTATAGCCATTAGACTCTAAATATTTTTTATAGTTTTCACTCACCTGATTTGTTGAAGCACCAATGCAAATTTCAACAGCATTTTTTTGTTTAGCCCAAGATTCAAATCTTTCTAACATAACTTTCAATCCCTCATAAGCATTGCTTCTATAATCAGGCAAAAATAAAACTATTAGGTCTTGAGCTAAAATCTTCTTGGAAAAAAAATATTCACTTACACATCCAAAAAATATGCCAATGATTTTTCCTTCTAGGTCTGCGACACAAGCAAAAACATCTGAACTTGCATCAACTCCTTGAATTATCAGATTATTATATTTATCACTATCCCATCCAGCGATAGAAAAAACACTATTCTCTTGAAAGCCTTTTCCTATCTCAAGGCATTGATGATAATCATCTAGCCCAAGTTGCCTAATAATCATACAGTTTCTAAGAAGATACCATTTTTTGAGCTTTGTATCAAAGCAATCCTTATACTTGCTGGTCTAAATAGATTTGCATTGGATGTAATAGTATGATACACTTAGACTTTAACAATCAAACTAAGGAGAAAAAAATGATTGATAAATTTGTAATAACAGTTGAATGTCCTGTTGAAAAAAAAGACATACACTTCGATTTCTCTTATTTAGAGAATAAACATAAATGGATAGTTTCTGACAGAAGAGTAGCCTCTGGGTCTAGTCTTATGTATGAAGCTCACAATCTGCAAGATGCTATTAAAGATATTCTTTACATCGCACCTATGGAGGTCAAATGAAAACTTCTAAAGAATCTTTGAATATTTATGAAAAGGTAAATAATATTTGGTTATCTAATGGTCATTCGACAGCTACTCAAGTACGAAAAAAAGTTGATTGGTATTATTTTACAGGTCAGGATAATCCTTTTGAATTAAATAAAATAGATTACAAGTTGGCTAAATCAATTTGTCGTCAAATTTATAGAAGGACCCTCCAAAAGAAATGTCCGTTTGTTTTTGAAAACAAAACAGGTCGTAGACATAATTGGAGAACTTGGAGTAAGAAAAATGTTTACAACATTAACACCGATACAGGCTGGGCTTGTTTGACACATGATTTTTCTCATTGGATGCACCATGAAAAATATAAAGGAAGCAAAAGACCTCATTGTGCAGAACACGCAGCTTTGGAATTGCGTATGACTAAGTTGGTTATAGAAAAGCTTAGTAAACTTAAGCAGGAGGTGTAGGAAACTCAATATCTTTGTACTGAAGAGATGTATCTGCATTTATAGGTAAATCTCTCAGTGCCTGTCTATAGGCAGCCCACTCTGCTTTTTTTTCTGCCGATAACGGGCTGTCTGGCAACTGAGTCCAATCTGATTCTTTTAATAAGATATCCCTTTCCACTCTCAAGTCAGCCAGATTGTCAGGAATGATAGGCTCTCTTATTAAAAACTCTGGAGGGTCTGTAAGTGGTAATGCTACTCTTTCATAACTCTCAGATAAAGGTTCATCTAAAATTAATTTTTCTTCTCCATCTTCCACATTAAACCAACTGACATCATACTCTCCATCAACAACTTCAAAGAGGCTTCTTCTTATAATATCACCTGAATCTTTATGATAACTAATAATTTGTTTAATTTGAAACATTAAGCCTTTCTAAAATTAATACCATTAATAAAAAATCTAACAGATGGGTTTTGACCTTGTAAAGCAAAATAATCATGCAAGAAGGCAAAAGAATTAAAAACATAATATACATTAGCTGCTAAAGAGTAAGAATTTGACCTGTAATGTTTTGATTGTGAATTTAGTGATACCACAAACTCAGAGCCATTTTGGTTGCTTGAAGTTATTGTGGTATCGTAAAAAGAACTATTTGCAGAATAACTTATGATTGAAGCAAAAGTCCTGTGTGCCCCTAATTGTCCAAAGCTTTCAAAGTTAAAACTTAAAATATAAGTTCCCGAAAACTCTGGTCTAAAGAGTAGTTGTGCCCCTACTTGTAAAAGACTTGGTGTCGAACCTGTGTTAAAGGTACTTGAACTATCAAAGTGATAGGGAGATGCTAAGCCAAAAGTTTGAAACCAAATATTTGTATTTGTGCTTGTCCCATAGTTATATCCTGTTGTATTTGTCAGATTTGCTGATGCTGCTAAAACATGACCAGATGTCCCGCTTGATGCTTTATTTCTAACATCCAAAGTATTGGTTGTAATCCGATTTGCATTAAGCGTATTGGCATTTATAACGGAACCCTCTAAAGTTGAAATTTTTGCAGTATCAATAGTTGCGTTAGCTATTTTTGCACCTGTTACTGCTAGGTTGGCTATCTTTGCTTCATCCACTGCTAAATTTCCAATTTTTGAATTTTCTATAGCTAGATTTTCTACACTATTTGTATCAATTAAAACCGTTGTAGCAGTAACCCCTGTAGTGCTATGAACAGGTCCTGCCACTCCGTTTTTATTAATATGCCTTACCCAATAAAACTTTGTTTGACTATTTCCCACTGCATGATTAAAAACCGTTGCTGTAGTTTGTCCTAAAAATTTTGGTGATAATCTACCTTTTGTTATTTCAACAGAAGCAAAACTGTTAGCATCGGCTACAAAAACTTCTGTATGTGAATGACCTTGATACGTTGGATAATCCCAATCAATGATTATATTTTTAAATGCTCCGTCTGCACTTACTCCTGAAGGTGCGGTTGGGAAATCTATACCCTCTTCAGAAACTGATTTAAGTATATTTACAACACCACCTCCTGCGGCAGATATAGTGCTACCACCCCCAGCAATTTGTATGTTGCTTTTTTCTGCCAATCCTGAGTTTATTAAATCGCCAAAAGTAACGGCACTGTCAAGCTTGTTACCCTTTTCTCCTCTAAGTTGTTGTAAAGAATCATTTACAAACTGTGCAAATCTTTTTCCTTCTTGGCTAAAGTCACTAGGGACAGGAAAGGAACCTATTGTCCCTTTTCTTCGCTTACCGCCTTTTAATAAATCTTCTGCCATTATGTAATTTCTTGAGGGCTTTCATAAACACAAACTTCATTAATAGTGTCAGTGCCCTCTAGTTGTACTTCTATGGATTTACATCTATAACCGCTTGGTAGCCTAAAAAAATTACCGTTAGTTACAGTTTGTGTATGTTTTAAAACTCCGTCAGCAAATAATTTAAAAGTAAGAGAGCTGTAAGATTCAGCATTTACTTTAGCTACCGAAGGACAAATATCGACATTACTATAAAAATCTTTAGATTTCCAAAGATAACTTCTAGCAGTAGTTCCTTGTGCAAAAGCTTTCAAGTTACCATCAATGACCAAATACAAGATGTCATTTAGTCTGTCGTTATATCCAGCAGTGGCATAAAAATCTAAATTGACAAAAGCATTCTTGCCACCTCTTGGGTCAAAAATAAATCCTTTTTTTGTGGCATTGTTAGAACCGTCAAAAGTAAAACCTATATATTTACCCTCATATTCATAACCTTCAATGTTCGAAGGATAATAATTTTGCCATTGGTCTCTTGTAAAAATTTGCTCTGTAACAACTGAAACTCCACTTGCAGATACAGAAACTAAACCATCTGGGGAGCTGTATATAGCATATTCACCCATATCAACTAAAGACCTTTTGTTTGCATTAGGCAGGTTTGCATCTATTTCCACCATACCCATAGCACTTGGGTCTGTTCCAGATACCAACAAAGGTTTTCCTGTCGTTGTTACTAACAAACCTTGTGCTATTGATGCTATACCCACAATATCATCTCTGCTAGTCAATTTATTTCCCTCTGGGAAAGAATGAGGTAAATAAGATTCGCTAAATAATAAAGTTTTCCCAGAAAACCCTGCCGTTATTCCGTTAGGCATAGCTGTAATGCCTAGCATCGGTCCGTCAGGGTGTGTCGAAGTATCATCATCTGGAGGAGCCAGATTGTCGCTTGACTCTAATTCTTCACCTAGCAAACTATCCACAACTGTTTCTGTGAAGTTTCCTGAAGATGTACCAGCTATGTCAGTAACAAATCTAAACAAACCATTCACATCTGTTCTATATAATCTTCTTTTTGAGATACTAAAGTTTCCTGAACTTGCAGCAGGTAATGCTAATGTGACACTAGCCCCATCAGCTGCATCAACTATTTGACTTGAAGTGACTGCTGAAGGAGGACCTTCTTCACCAAAAGTTGTAATTTCTGTATAAAGATAAGCCCTCGAAGAAACACTTGCATTTGGAACAGAAGAGTTATTTACAGAAATAGAAGAGATAGCAGCAGGAGTTGGTAAGCCTAATCTAAAAGAGGCTGCTGGATAAGGTCCAGAACCACTAATTAAATTAGCTTGACCTCCATACTTTGGAAAGCCACCATTACCCGTAAAGTAAATTCTATTAAAAGCATCTTGTTTTATTGGGCTTCTAATAATATCAACATCTTCTGTAAATGTTAGCCACTCATTAGTTGTGGCTTGAAATATTGTTTTTGTGCTTGTGGTTATGTGAGAAGCTGGATGTGTATCTGGGTCTGCTGCCTCAGAAGAATGGTCTGTGTCTACCTTAATACCTTCAATTCTTCCTGAATCTAAAAAAACATTTTGTGCGTTTTGTGCTACATCAGTAGGTAGCAATCTAGGTGAAATCTTTTCACTAAGTCCGCTAAAAAATGAAATTTTGAATCCAGCCATGTTATCTCAAATCGTCTTTGAAGTTTTCTTCTCTCATATTATTTCTTGCTACTCCACGAACTTTTTCAAGACTACGCATTCCGCCTAATCCTAATAAGCTTAAAGTTAGTGTCATTAAGCCTTCTGTTGATATTTGAGGAGGAGTTATATTTACACCAAATACTGCTACCCCCCAATTTAAAAGAGGTGCTAAAAAAAAGCTCCAGAATAAACCTAGTGCTGCTATCCATAGTATTGCAGGTCTGGCTCCTGCTACAAAAATAGAAGCATGTTTGGCTTGTGCTAAATTTATTTCATTTTGTTGTTTAGACAATTCATACATTTGAGTTTTAATCGCATGTTCAAGTTCCATTTTTTTTGTCTTATCTGGAACTAATTTATCTATAATTCCTGTGATAGGAGATAAAAATTTATCTATCATTTTTGCCTCTATTGAAGATTTATTATTGCTACCAGCACTCCTACTAATATAATATTTGTATTTAGTAAAAGCACCCCTAAAAGAGTATGGTACCAGACCCAACGGTGCTTATAAAGATTGTGTATGTTGAGTTTTAAATCCTCGTCAGAATATTTTTCATCCGAATCATTCACTCTGATGTTTCTGTAAAGACAGGTATTTTGTCCTCTTGAATAACTTGTTTAAGCTCTCGCATAGATTCTTTTCTAGCATTTTCTGTCTTTTTTAACTCGTATGCTTTTTCTTGTAAATCATCTTGGAGCTTTATAGTAAAGTTAAAAAGTTCTTTTACCCTAGGAGTCAAATCATCTACTTTGTAAGTGATTCCATCTAAGGTTACTTTTTCTATTTCAGACATTACTCACCTAAAGGTGTGCTTTGTGAATCAATCATAGTCTGATAAGCAGTCTTAACTTCATCAGTCCATGTCGCAGTGCAGATAGCTTGAACCCTTGCATCCTCTCCAGATATGTCAGTATCACCCCA